GCGAAGAGCAGCCCAGTTCCATGAGTTTTCCACTATCCTCTTGGCGTCATTTACGAAGTCGCCAATGAGTGCAGAGTAGTCTGACTCTAGTGCTGTACCTGCTTGGTCTTCTCGCAGCCGCCTAAGAACACTGTTGATAGCCTCTAGGTATGTCATCGGTTGCCTCCTGCGGCTCTAAGGAATTCATCAAACATTCCTTGCTGTACGTTTTCTAGTTTAGTAAATTTAGGCGTAAACAAAATTGATTCTGTTATTGGAGTGTTTTGGATAGAAGAAAACAATCCGATCATGCCATCCTTTCCGTCCTTTCCGTCTTTGCCGTCTCTTCCGTCTCTTCCGTCTTGACCATTAGTACCATTAGTACCATCAGTACCATCTTTACCATCTATGCCATTAGAAGGAGTAGCAGTAACTCCGTCACCAATCACTCTTTGCCCAACCGTTTCAGTAACAGTGCCTTTTCCGCTATTCTTCCACTTGTCGTTATTTGTTGTTGTGGTAGTAGTTGTATCACCATTACCATTACCGTTATTTAAATCACCATTGCCATTGCCATTATTTAAATCGCCATTACCATTGTTGTTATTTAAATCGCCATTACTAACAGTAGTTCCTGTGTTGAGAATCTTAGTAATAGAAGGCAGTCCTGTATTGATGTCTATATTAAAAATGCCAACAGACTCGTTGGTTTCTTTGTTAACAACGTGTTCTGCCGTAGCTCCATCTGTGCCTTCTACTCCGCGTATATAATATTCTCCACCATCTTTTAGAGGCACATCAGGATCGCCAGTACGCTTTACAACATCACCATTAACAGTGCTAATAAAACTGTCTGACGATTTGTCATATTTCCATGATTCAATAGTATCGCTTACAGTGCCTTGATCTGCCGTACCCAAGTCTGCGGCATCACCTAATGAGCCATTTCCGCTAGTAATGGTAGACGCTGTAGTATCTTCTGTAAGGTCTACTGTTTCTTGAGCCGTTGTACCTGCCGCTGCTAAAGCTGCATCATCAAGCATTTGATTCGAGCCGACAGTTAAATTAATCAATCCCGCTGTAGCATCTGTAGTGTCATTTAATACATCAAACAGTGGGCGTCTAGACATTTGATTGTAAGTATCTTGTATATCCTGCTCTGGAATTCCTGTTTGTTGAGCGACATCAGCAACAGTAACTAACCCTTGATCTAACAAGCCTTTTACATAATTTGTTTCGAACTCATTAATACCATCAGCAACGTTAACAGGTCGCAAAGCGTCTTCCACTGAAAAAATAGTGGGAGTATTTATGCGAGATAAAAATCCGTCCTCAATAGCAGAAATTATACGATCAGTGTACTGCTCGTCTTCTATCATTTGAAGTTCGGGACTTGCTCCTTTTTGAACAAGACCGCCAAGAAATCCACCTAAGCCGCCAAAGTCCTGCCTAGCTACAATGTCACCCATTACACAATACCTTTAATAAAATTTGTTGGCTTTGCGCCTGACCGTATTGCTTTTGCCACCCCTGAAGAAACATACAAGCCTTTACCTGTAACTCCTCCCGACCAACCATTTTTTCCAAAAAGCAAACTGCAAACCTTGTGTCGAATATCTACAGGTAATTTGTTTAACATCCACGCTTGGTCTTTTTGAGAGGCGCTATAAAACCTTTTAAATTCTGACTTAAGGTCTTCTGTAGCACCCATTACTCGTCCTCATCTACTAGCAGGTTGTTTGTCAGCGCAGCCTTGTACGTTTCAATCAAACCTATTAGGATTATTGGGCTTACCCCAAGTTCTAGTTGCGACTCAACCCAGTTACCTAGCTCTTCCATCGCTTGTTCAATTAGCTTCTCGGTCTTTGTGTCTGGAAACTCTACTATCATGGGCATACGTCCGGTAAAAGTATTCCTGTTGTTGTCAGCACCAAAGCCCTTCCCGCTCTGCGGATATACGTTACAGGGGCAGTGCAGTAAATCTTAAAGTCTTCCACCAATCCCTTAGTGATGTCGCCCTTGTCATACCCGTCTGAGAGGTTGTCTGTGATAGCGCAACTCGTCAACACTAATGTACATATCATTAAGCATTTTTTCATAGCTTGTCATCGAATGATCTGAGATTGCGTCACCTAAGCCAAAGTCGTTCTTAATGTATGCACGAGGCGGGTTAAAGAACACATGACCCCAGTTGTCAAAGTATATCAAGTCTTGATTGTCGTCCGGCTTGTATCCCACCTTGGGAATACGCGCTACTAAATCACTACCGGATACATAAGAGATTTGCATCTTATGTGTCATTCGCTTCTTAGAGCCACGAACAAATACATTCGGCTTGCCAAAGGTAACAAGCGTTACGTCTGCAAAATCTCTACACGCCCAAGCAGATAGCTCTGCCAATGCCCCGCCAAGAGAGTGTCCAATAAACACGGTCTTCTTGTTGGGGTTGAGCAACCTTCTGATTCGCTTCCACACAGACTTATGCGCTGCGGAGAATCCTGCATGACTCCATCGCCTGTTGTAGTACGCAGGTATGGCAGTCAGGTTAAACAGCCAATCGCCAATAGAGTTAGTGCCGCGAAAGATAACGTAGTCGCACTCAGGAGTAGACTTGTAGAATGCTACCGTGGACGTTAAGCGATTCTCTATCTTAATAGAGTGCTTGATGTTGTCCTTGTAGGCATCCAACGCTAACTTAGCGTAGAGCTTTTCCATTACTCAGCACACTCAATCTGAATGCTGTTAGGTGCTACTACTTCAGCAATAGCCTCGCGGTTAGCAAGACGCTGAGTGGGAGATAGCTCGCAGTATCTGCCTACTGCATCTCCAACAATTTCTATTGACGAGCAAGACATCAAGAATACAACAGGTACTATCAGTAGGTTTTTCATAATCACCCCATAAAGTTAAAGAATGCCGCGATAGCCGCAGCAATAAGAATCCAAACAATCCTTTCTGTACCCATAGACGCTGCCATGTTTTCCGACAGAGCGTCTATCTTTTGTTCCATGCTTTCTACCTGAGCTTCGATCTTGGACTGCCGATTGAATACAGTTACAAGTCTTTCCTCCACGCGAGCCAGTGAGATAATAGCTTCTTGCAGAGAATCAATCTTCTTTTCTACTCGCGAGAGTCGGTCTTCCATACTACTACCTATAACGTCAGGTCAGGGACTTTGCGAGAGTCTCTGATTTGATAAACATGACGAAGAACCTCTCCTCCGTCACGATGGAATACTACTTGGTTCATCACGCTAGAAGCGCCGTAGCCTGCTCCTGCATGCCACGAATCAGGCGGGGCTAGTGTCCCAAAGGCTTCCACAAAAACGCCGTTATCTGTCTCAATGGCGTTCTGGTGATGTATATGTCCTACCAACCACTTCCTGTAAACAGTAGCCGACCACTGTTCTGGTAGCATCTTGGGGAGTATAGCGCCTAGCTTTACGGCCTTGACCTTATCTCCGTGATGTACCGCCAAAAGATTCTTGCCAAACTGTACCGTATGGAAAAATCCGTGCGGGTCTAATACTGTTACCCTTGGCTCTTTTGAATAGTAAAACTTCAGTATCAAAGCAAGAGCTATGGCTGTATCTGAGTCGTGGTTACCACGAGCCATTATAAGCGTGACGTTCTTGTGCTTAGATAGAATCTTATCTACCGCAAACATAAAGGTCTGGGCTGCTGTTTCCAGTACGACTTCTATTCTGGTATCTACGTCTAGCTTCGTTCCTGCAAAGGTAGTACCACTACTACCATTGGCGTGAATGAAGTCTCCTACGTTGACCAGTAATGCCTGCTCGGATGCAGGAGCTAAATCCACCAAGTAATCAATCGCATCCAACATATCATTGGAGGCTATCTTAGTATCGTAGTCACGAAACTTAGTCTCTCGTGCGTCAGCCCTCATACCAAAGTGTGCGTCACCTATCACAATGGTAGGTAGAGTATCCGTATCAAACTTCTTGGCCTTTGGCTTTGCTTTGGGCTTGTACTTTGGTAGTTCTTTAGTCAGACCGTCAACAAACGCCTTGAGTGCTTTGTCTCTTTCGGCCTCGGTCAGAGTACGCTTAGTCTTTAACCACGCCTTATTACCCTCATCGTCCTGAGTGTAGATAGAACGACCGATAACCACTTCGCCTTCTGGAACGTGCCTTCGTGCGTCCCAGTTGTCAGAATATCCCTGCTGAGCTGCGTAGTTTTTTACGGCCTTAACATGGTCGCGCATAGTAGACGGAGTAATGCCTAGAAGCGCCGCAGCGTTAACAGCAACCTCACCGCACTCTTCCCAAGCCTTTATAGCCTCGCGTTGTCGTGCTGTTTTGGCGTAATCAATTAAACTCAAAGCACTACCCCTACTACTGCCATAACACAGGCAAATAAAACTGTCCCAATAAACGCAAAGCCTAAACCATCAATAATCAAACGTTTCCTTGCGGCTCTTGCTCGTGCTGCGTCTAGTCTCTGCTTGCGTATAGCTGCTCTAGTTCTGAGCATCTCAACGTATACGTCTTGCCCAACAGTGTAAATAATAATCTCACGAAGCTGTCGCTCCATCTGTTGAGTCTTCTGCTTTGCCATTGTTATCTGTAGTGCTGCACTCTCTACAGAATCCTTGGCAAACAGTTTAGATATTACAGAGGCATTCTCAACACCCGCCTCTGCTTCTAGTATTTTATCTTTCGCGTCAAAGAAAGCACCAAACTTATGCGCTAGGTCGTTTATCTCATGACCTTTATTGACTGCCGCATTGATATAGTTAAATGCCTTCCCCGCTGCTGTGACTGCCGCTATAACTTCTATCACTCATAAACCCTCACTTTATCTTTGTCTGCGACTCGTGGCAAACAATATGCCGCGAGGGTTATGCGTCTTGGTTCTACGTTGACCGTTCTTTCTACCTTGCCTCTTACTATTGCGTTGGCAAAGTAGTTGCACCTATTGATGTCATAGAAATACATGTCCGAAGACTGTATCTGACCGTTAACCAGTACATATAACAAAAACAGATGCATCACTCATCGACCAAACATTTTGCTAAGAAATGACAAATACCCTGTACCATCTAGCGAATTTAAATATTGCTGTATGTTGGATAATTGAATTTTTTGCAACTCAGGACTAAAGTATTTTGAGGTTGTTGAGTACATATTCATTGGTTGACTTGACTGCGTAAGCTGACCAAACATACCTTGAGGCTGTGCAGACCTTAGCTGTGTAGCAAGCTGATTTGCGTAGTCGTATTGTTCGGGAGTTCCATACTGACCAGTGTATCGGCGCAATCTATCAGCTTGTACATAGTTCAAATCTGGTTGTCTTTCGCCCATATACAGTGCTGCTAGTCTGTAAGGCTCAATAGAATCAGCCTCTTCCACTGATCGTCCTTGGGCAAGAAACTGTTTACGCCTATCAAATATATCTTCGTAGTTTGTTGCGCCAGAAGTAATATCTAAGCCTTTTCGATTGATTCCACCCAAAGCAAGCATAGCTTCTGTGTAGTTTTGATTACCTACTTCATCAGAAAGCTGTTGAGATAGTTCGCCATAACGCTTTAAAACTTGAGCAGCCTCTCCTTCTTTTGGAGTATAGTCTCCACGAGCATAAGCACCCTGCGTATTCGATGGATGCTTATCCCATAGATCGCGAAGTTCTGCGTACTTGGAAAAGTCTACAGGCTTAAAATCTTCTGCCATGTTATGCCTCGGGTTCTACAGGCCAAACCACTTCATTAGGAAAGCCCGCCTGACTTGGGATGTCTCGTAACGCTTGACGGTAAGCTGCCCATGCTTCTTGATCTACTGGCGCATCTGCTACTTGCGTCCAGTCTGATTCGGCTAGTAGAGAGTCTCTTCTAGCTCTTGCTAATACGGCTTTATCTTCGTCTGTACTTTCATCGGCAGGAGCAGTAAACACACCATTAGAATAAGACCAACCAATATTGCCTTCTGTTGCCTCTACTAGATTTGGCAGGAAGTCTAAAGATTCTACTTCAATGGTGTTGACGACTACGCCATTTTCAATAACGTGTGCTTTCATTATGCGTACTCCTCAACAATTACTATTCCATTTTTTCCTGACTGTCCAGAAGAGTAATTTCCTCCTCCTCCAGAGCCATAGGCTTTCCCTGATTCGGCGCTGCTTCCAAATCTAAATCCTCCGTATCCACCGCCGCCCCAGAATGATGAGCCGCCAGTTCCTCCCGCTCCGTTTGTCGCGTAAGTAGAGTCTCCTGAGCCTCCAGTTAATCCATATTCTCCCGCGCTTGCTGTCCCGCCTGAGCCGCCTGTGTAACCAAAAGATTGAGCTCCACCTGTGCCGCCGCCACCACCATTTCCAGTTCCATAAGAGCCAAAAGCAGAGCTTCCTCCTGACCCCCCATTACTGCTACTTCCTCCAGATCCTGCCGAACCCACCGTAACCGAAACAGAAGAAATAGAACTAACGTCTACAATATTTATACTTGTGCCACCTGCTCCACCGCCCCCACCTGCGTGACTGGAAGTGCTAGAACCTCCTCCTCCACCGCCTGCGCCTGTTACATATATTTTAACTTTTGTAATTCCAGAAGGCTTTGTCCAAGTCCCAGATGAAAAAAACTTTTGTGTAGACTGCAAGCCCCCGCCTGCCGTACCCCAAGAAGCGTCTGTTCCGTCAGTGGTTAGGAATAAACCATTGTTACCTGTTTGACTTGGCAGCGGGTCAATGTTGTCAATCTGATCTTGTACATTGGAAGTAACAGTATCAATGTAGTTAATCGTTGCCGCGCTATCGGCTATGTCTCGTGACTTGCTCATTTACTGTACCTCAGGCCAAATTACGTTATGTGGGAAGCCATCCTGTGTAGTTATGTCTCTTAGTGCTTGGCGATAGTCTAGCCATACCTGTGGCACTTGAATGCCAAGGCTGTCTTGAGCGTTTTGGTCTACTGCCTTTACAGTTACCCAGTCGCTTTCAGCTAGTAGTTTATCACGTTGAGTCCTCACAGACTCCGCAGCCTTAGCATCCAGATCAGCCTGATAAGCCGCCTCATGCTCTGCCTTGGTAGTGGTTACGCCGTCCTCTGTCGTGTCAGCAAACATATCCACTACTGACCACGCTTGTACCCAGTTGCCGTTAGCGTCCTGTGTAGCACCGTTACGGACAGCCTGTGTGTAGCCTGTCACTTCGGGCTTAGGAGCTTCCAGTACAGGGTCTATGCCAAGAGCGGAGCAGACGTTAGCGTCCCACACTCGTGGCAGTGATGTGTTGCTGTGCATTCTTCTGACTTCGCCTTGAGTTTTGACTTCGCCAGTTGATTGAATACGATATTCCATTATGTCACCTATGCTATTGCTAAGAAGATGTATGTGTCGCCAGACTTATTGACTAAAAGATTGCTTCCGTTAGCAATAAAACCTGCATTTAGAGGATCTATATAATCTGTATTGGTTACTTCAGCAGCGGTTGAATTTATAGCAAGATAAGGGTCATTACCGGCTACTATCCCTCTCTCAGAATCGTATACTAGCCAATCAGCGTTATCAGATACGTTTTTAATTAAAATAAATCTAGCCCCAGAAGAAAAACCGCAATCTATATTCTGCGAGCTTCCAGTTCCTGTGTAGCTTCCCACTTTGCTAACTCCATCAAGAGTTGCGAATAGATAAGCTATATAAGTTTGGCTAGAGGAGTTTGACCGAAAACTTCCAAGTGTAAACTGTGTTGATGTAGGAGCAGTATTGTTCCATATTGAAGTGTCAGTAAACGAACCGGAAACGCTATTTAAGCTAGTATACTTGCCCTCTCCAAGTGCGCTTACATAACAGTTCCAACTATATGTGCTGCTCCTTCGCTTTGTAATTATAAATTCTGGCACAACGCCAAGATTATGATTTTCTGTTTGGTTTGTAGTCCCATCACCAGTATAAGCCACCACATCAAAGAAGCCTGTGGCGCGTTTGAACATCCACGCATACCAAGAGCTATTAGTCCAATTATAACTTCTAGCGCCATCCATAAAATCATATTCGTATGTTGAGCTAGATGTAGCCGCTGCCGTTGAGTTTAAGGTTAGATATTCTGCGCCTTGTAGACGACTTCCTGCATAACCGTCCGTGCCTCCTGTTCCTTTATTAAAAAAGAAATCAACAGGAAAGCCCGAATTGTATGTCGGAGGCGTAGGAGAAGTTCCTCCGGCAGTATCCATAGCAAAAACCTCAGTCCCAGACTCAGGAGTCTTCATTGGTCTGCGGATGGCTATGTAGATTAAATCACCATCAAAATATGTATTGGGAGTAAATCCTTGCGAAGTAAACTTAAACCAATTAGAAGAGCCTTCTGCTGTACTTGCATTTGCATAAAGCCTTTGCTGACTATCTACTGACGCGCCACGCATACTATCTATTAATACCCAATTCCCAAGACCACTGCCAGTGCTTGCGCCTTTTATTAATAACCACTGAGGTTCAAAACCGCAATTTACCTCTACACCGACAGACGCTGAATTGTTAGTAAAACTCCCACACTTAATAATAGACTCAGAGCCATCGTCTCCAAAGCCTCCTGCGTCTGAGGCGAATAGGTAGGCTACGTATTCTCTAGTAGACGGCAAAGTTCCATTAACAGCACTTATATTACCTACTGTAAAAACAGAATCAGTAGGCTCTGTGTCTTGAAAATATCTATTATCGTCTGTGCTAGCATCAGAGTTATTAAGAGCAAGCCAATCTGTAGCACCTACACCACTATGATAAACAACCCAGTTTTGTCCTGAAATTGTTGTTTCTTTAATAATAATACACGCAGGTACAGAGCCAAGATTATGAGCAATCTCACGCCCTGCAACGCCATTCCCAGTATAAGTCACAACATCAAAGAACTTCTCAGCTTTGCGGAATGTCCAAGCAACGCCAGTGTTTGTATTAGAATACGTTCCTAACGTAAAGCCATCAGAATTAAAAGATGTTAACGAACCAGAAATATTTAATTCAGCGCTTGTACTATTTGATAATAAAGCGTTGTTAGCACCTCTTTCTGTATCGTATAAAAAATGATTTGTAACCGATGTTCTTTTTTTAAGCCAAACTAAACCACCCTCTCCTGCTAAATCAATTCCATTTGTTGTTGATGAAGCGTAAGTGTCATAATAAGGCAATGTATTAAAGACATCCTCAACGTACAGAGATTCACCACCTGCATTACCTGCGGCTGCTGTTAGAGCTTTCGCTAGTTTGCTCATGCGTTACTCCTAAACGTAGCTGCCAGTGTATGCACCGTAGAGTGTGCTAGAGACTTTCCAGAACACCAGTGTGTCCTTAGCAGTCAGCGTAGGTGCTACGTTGCCGCCGCTTGTCACCCAAGTCATTGTAGGCCAAGTAACTGTGTAGGACGCACCTGCTTCGAGCTGTAGGACAATAGCGTCACCAGAGCTGAGTGAGTCTGTGAAGGTCGTGTTAGCCGCAAGAGTCTTGGTCTGTACTGCGCCGTTGGTAGCGTCAAAGGCTGTACCTGTCAGAGCGTATACAGTGTCTCGGATGGTCTTGTTGGTAAGAGTCTGAGTGTTTGTAGACGTTGTGGTGTTAGCGTTATAGGCTTGTACGTCTGTTCCTATAACTAGACCGAGATTAGTTCTAGCTGTAGCTGCGTCAACGTCAGATAGGTTGTTTGCTACTTGGGCAAACTTGGCATCTGCGGCAGCTTGGGTGTAGGTATTAGCTACGTTAAATGCGCCGTAAGCAACAATGTCTACAATGTCACCTGCTGTAGCTCCAGTAGATAAAACAATATTAGTTCCTGATGTAGCAGTAAAGTCTGTGCTAACAAGTAACTTAGAGCCATTCAAGTAGACATCTACAAAGCCAACATCATAAGTAATGGCAAATGTTGTTTGGCTTGCTGTTGCTGTGTAAGTTTGACGGCTTGATGTTCCATTAACCGCTGAACCCGCTGCTGTCCATCCTGTTCCAGTATAGACGCGCATTTCTTCTGCTGTAGTGTCCCAGTACAACGCGCCTGTAAGTAAAGCGTCACCATCGTTATCTACAGAAGGAGCTGACGACTTAGAACCAAGATAACGGTCATCAAATTCATCATACTTTGTAATGGCATCTGAGCCTGCGTTAGCGGCATCTGTAGCGGATGTTGCCGCTGCTGTAGCCGAACTGGCTGCATCTGAAGCTGAAGTAGCAGCGTTAGATTCTGAGGTAGCCGCAGCAGCAGCACTAGCAGCAGCACTCGTGGCTGAACCAAGGATAGAGTCTGTGTAGGCTTTAGTCGCTGCATCTTGAGCTAACGTAGGGTCGCCCAAGCCTGTAATCTTGTTAGTCCCCATTGCGATAGCACCGGACATTGTACCGCCCGTGGTGCTTAGCTTAGTCGCGTCTTGGGTGTCTACATAAGTTTTAGTTGCTGCGTCCTGTGCAGAAGTAGGATCGCCAAGACCTGTAATCTTAGCCGTACCCATTGCTATCGCGCCCGTCATCGTACCACCGGACAGGTTTAACTTACCCGCGAGGGAGTTAGTCATGGTAGTAGAGAAGTTAGCATCGTCGCCTAGTGCGGCAGCTAACTCATTCAGAGTGTCTAGTGCGGCAGGAGCAGCAGCAATAACATTAGAAACTGAGGTGTCTACATAAGCCTTATTGGCCGCGTCCGAGTCTGCAGTAGGCGTAGAGATGTTAGTCAGCTTGGTGTCTGTAAAGTCTACAGTGCCATTAACCACGAGGTTGTTGACTGTAGTCGTACCCGTTGAAGCTGTTAGGTTGCCTGTAACATCGCCTGTCAGGTCGCCTGTGACGTTACCTGTGACGTTTCCTGTTACGTTACCTGTGACATCACCTGTCAGCCCACCAACAAAACCTGTGTTAGCTGTGACTGTTGTGCCTGTAATGGCTAAGGGTGTAGAGCCGCCAATGACGACGCCATTGATTGTGCCGCCTGTTAGAACAGCATTGCTAGATGCAAAAGCACCGTTAGCGGTTAAAGTGCCGGTAACGGTAGCTGTGGCTGTAGTAATGACTGAAGGGTTAGTCCCTATCTCAATAATCTGAGAGGACGCATTTTCTGTGAAGAGCCTCTTGTCCGCTAGGTTGACAGCGAGTTCGCCCTGAACCAAGTCACTCGTAGTTGGGACGGCTGAGGCTGTAGAGCTGTTCTTGGTTACTATCGTTGCCATTTACTTTGTTCCTTTAGAGTGAGTTGCTAGGATAAAAAAGGCATATCCTGAAAAACAAACAAGCTACCACTTAGAATTATTGTCCACTTAACCTTGTGACTCCAGTACCTAGCCGACAACTTAGAAGGGTTAGAGTCCTGCGCGTTATGTCGCGCGTAATATGACTTCTTCCGGGCTTTGTCTTTGGCGGTGGTTGGATTCTTACCCGCTCCTTTTACGCCCTGTTGACCAAACCGTATGGTCTTAACTTCATCCCCTACCTTAGCCAATACAACATGACTCTTAGTGGGATGGTTAGGGGTACGTTTGGGTTGATTATACCCACTTACGCCTAACTTCTGTATTCTGGGGTCTTTTTTACTCATAAGATAAGGGGGCAGGTTTCCCTACCCCCATCTCCATTTAGTCGTCTTAGCCGTTTACAGCAAGAGCGAAACCGCTGTCAGGGCGATAAGCCTTAACACCGTACAGAGTGTCAGCAGTGTACAGAGTACCGAGGAACTCTTGCTTGTACTGAGTCTGCGAACGAACACCAACCTGCTCCGCGAGGATCAGTGTGTCTTGGTGAATGAGCATAGCTGCTTTGATGTCACCACCCGCTGCGTTTTCAGCAGCAGTTTCAATGACAGGGCAGTTAGAGCTAACGTATACGTCAATACCGTAGAGGCTACCGATCTTGCCGTTCTGTACAACCTGACCACCAACGAAGTCAGATGATACATAACGATCAATACCCATGATTGCGTTACGCAGTGAAGGAGGAATGACGAATGCGCGGTTGTCCATAGGAACGTCTGCGTCATCTTGCTTCTGGATCAATGCACGGAAAGCAGCGTCAGTGAAGACGTCAGCAGCCGCAACAGTGTCAGCAGCGTATGCAGTCAGACCACCAGTGGCGTCATTGTAGAATACAGCAGAGTTCGCCCAAGAAGAGCCATCGCCGTCACCCAGTGACTTACCAAGAGCAAAGAGGTCGTTGTCAATTTGACGAGCAAGCGCATAACCTGCGTCACCAGTGTAAAAGTTACGGAGTGAAGCAAGAGCTTGCACTTCAGTAATATCTTCGATGATGCGTGAGTATTCGTAGTGCTTGTCAATAACGATCTGTACTTCTGACTCAGTGTCGTTCTGAACTGTTACAGCAGTGTTTTCTGCTTTAGCGTATGCTGCGCCACGGATAGGAGCAGGAACGTGGATAGTGTCCCCTTTCTTACCTGACATAGACATTTTCTTAACAAGGTTCGCAAGGATGAGGTTCTTCTCATACGCAGCGCGAATCTCGTCACTCCAAATTTCGGGGACAAAAGTTGCCGCCGAGGTGTTGTCAACAAAACCGCCAGTAGCGGGGAAAGTAGATGTAGCCATTGTAATATACCTTTAATGTTAGTTTCTTACACGGCCTTCCTGATACGCTCGCATTATCTCATCAGACATACTTTGATAGCGTTTCGGGTTAGTCCGCATTAGTTCAATAATGTCGGCTCGCCGATATATCTTCTTGCTCGGAGCTTCGGTACTGCCTGACGCTCCACCCGTTGACGCTGCGTTCAATGCTTGCTTACGTTCTTTGCGTTCAACCTCTACAGTCTGCTTTGCAACATTGCGAATCTCTTTCCATGTGGAAAACAATTCATCTGCCGCATCGTAGTTGTATTGGCTGTTAGCCTGTTCGTATAGCTGCTGTCGGACCTTGCTACCTGTTACCCAGTTCTGGAACTCAGGACTCGTAGCAATTTCCTTCAGGTCAGGATGCTTCTGCTGTAAAGCGGAAAGCGTCTGACTTTGTTGCATCTGAACACCGAGTTGCTCCAACTGCTTTAGTGTTGGATGGTTTGCAATCTTGTGTTCTACAGCTTTATCGGGGTCAGCAAAGAAGTCTATTTCTTCTGCCTCTTCCGGTTCATTTGACTTGGTTTGCTTAAGAATGAAATCGTCAATAATTTTTCTGTATTGCCCTACTTCCTCACCTTGTTTGCCGAGTCGTGACTCAGCTTCTTGGTGCATCTTGATTAGCTCATCCGTTGTCTTGCCGCGATAGTGTGCGGGCAAATCATCTTCTGGACTTTCGGGCGTTGCGGCTACCTCAGTTGTTTCTTCCAAGACCGCATCATTATCTTCTACTTCATCTACCTCTTGCTTACGTTCATCAATTAGTTGTGCCACTATTAAACTCCTTAACTAACAAGACCAACTAAGCTACCCCCAATGGGACTTATTGATTGGCTACCTTGCGTTCTTTTTTTATCTTCTGCTGCCTATCCCTAGCCCACTTCATCGTTGCACCCGGAAATGCACCCGATATTGGGTCAAGGACTACAGTAGGAGCAGAGATAATCCTACTACTATCGCTACCGCATTCAGGGCAAGGACGAGTCTGGTCTTCTTCTCCAGTACGAATGAAAGCCTCGTTAACGTGGCCTTCTTCACAACGGAAATCAAATACCTTCATCGCTACCCTCGTTCTGTAAACGGTCAATCGTAGATTCTAAGTTAAGAATAAAAGAGAGGATATTTAGCTGTCCTTTACGAAAGAACATATCATCGTTATCTTTTGTTGCCTCAACCGAATTTATGTGAAGAGCGTTGGCACTTAGCTCTTTCATTAACTCTTTCCAACCCGCAGTCATAAACAGATCTTGCAGGTCTTCATAATACTTTTCGTCAGACTTATCCATTCTTTTTCTTCTTGACAGTCACTTCTTTGGTTTTCAAATCGTGCAGTAGGGAGTGTTGTGCTGACTCCACTGACTGTAGTCTTTTGTCTAGGCGTTCTAGGATGGCGTTGATCTGCGTAACGACTTCCTGTAACTCTCTTTGACTTACCATTAGGATATAGCCTTTGCTGCTTCAAGATTTAATTTCTTCTCCTTTAGAGCGGTATCGGCAATCTTGAGTCTACGCTCAAACTCTTTATCATCTGCGTCACCTGCTTGGAGGTTGGCAGTGATTGCTTTGATCTGCGCTGTCTCAAGTTCAACAGGTATAGCCTTAGTCTCTGCTGTAATCTTTCCGGCACGAGCCTGAGACTCAGCAGCTTGCCCGTTAAGGGCGTTAGTCTGAGACTGTTGAAACTCAATGGCTGCTTGTTGTTGAGCCTGTGCTGCTTGTTGCTGTTCAGGAGAAGGTTGAGCTGCTTGCTCAAGTCGAGCAATAAGTTCTTCTCTGTTACTGAGATTCATGTTGTCAATGATTGACTGAATCAAAGTAGGATACAGAGGTGAGTCTTGACCCATAGTCTGTAGGAGTTGTACCAGTTGTGTAACCTCGTACTCTCGGGCAATAATTCCAAGAGAAGAGGAGACTTCAAACTGATAGTCCGCGACAGGGTAAATCTCTGGTTCGAACTGCATATATCTGTAAGCAGCTTTTGATACGAAAGGTATCAAGAATGATTCTTGGAAGTTAATCAACGTCCTCTTGTGACGCTTAATGATTGCGCCAAGAGACATTGAGATGCCTGCTGCTGTGGCTTCACCGTTGATAGACCCCGGAATTCCCGCAGAGTCTATTGCGCCAGTGGCAGTCTGTACCATCTTCTGCAACTCACCTGCTTGTGCAAAGGTGATTTGATTAACTTGTCCGAAGTTAAACGGCTGTAGAACCTCAGCAGGATTACCATTAGTAAGAA